TCACTTCAGTGGGTAGCCATCAAACTCACCATAACGAGCATCGTTGATGATGTATGTGATCACCACAAATATCACATCTGGATTAGTTCCGTCTTCATGCGCAGGTATCTGCATGCCTACCTGTCTGCAAACCAGTAATAAGCTATTACAGTGTGATAGTGATGCATCAACTACGATAAGCGCAGAGAAATGATGCAGTGGTGGGCAGACTGGATTGATGGGGAGTAATCCCCTATATAGTCTGCCTCCACTTCGCCGCTGCCAATGCTCCAGTGGATCGGCAGTTGTGTCGCGCCGTTGTACCCCATGATGGCGCTCGCGCCGCCGGTTGGTGCAGTGACCAGTCGGTTGGGTGCCAGGTCCTGATACCGACAGCTGGAATGATGGTGCTACGATGCCGCTCAGATACGCGACATAAGACGTGACAGGCGTAGAAGAGTTAAAGAATTAAGGCATTTCTATCTCCAAATAAAAAAGAAGACTTAGTCGCCTTGTTAACGAATGCCAAATAGTGTTGAAACACTTACTCGCTGAGAGTTGCCAAGCCTGTTCTCAAAATAGAGGGCGCTGTTCGCTATCCCAACAGTAAATTTTCCATCAGCACCGGTTGTTCCAGTTAATACGCCTGTTGTTGTATTGACGTTCCCTGAAACCTGCACAGTCAATATTCTCTGGCTTGCCGCAGCTCTTATAACGAGAATTGCATACTCCTCGGTACCCACACTTACCATCAGGAATCCAGTAAACATTTGTCTGTGAAGATCAATGGAAACAACTGAGTCATCATTAATTGTGTAGTCGTAACATAGAGCAGTGTTAGTAATTGGGTTAGCTTCCGCAGCCACCACAACATTACTCATTGTTCCGCTGTACTGGTAAGGAGTTGCATATGCCGAAACATCCACAGTGTCACCGATGACTATTGTTGAAAGTCTGCCAAGCGTTTGAACAAAGTTAATCCCAACACCTGTGGATCCATTTACCTTAAAGTTGCTCGCGGACACCTTGGTGATTGACCCGTTATTCCCCTGGGAAATAAGCAGGCAGTGAGTAACGTATTCATTAGCCGTCACTCCATCAATCACCACATTATTAATATTGCCTGTTCCGGTCCCTGATGTTGTCAGCTCAACACAACGAATCGCAGGATAGTTTGCATTACCTTTGCAGCGAATAGCACGAATGATTATTCCTGATATGACCCTCACGGTGGTGTTGATTGAAATGCCAATGGATGGGTTATTGAAGGTGACATTATCAACCAGGACATTTGACACGTTTGATGTTTCTTCACCACCAACCTCAACTATCCTCGTTGGACCAAAGTTTGAACTGGCAACGTGCACGCCTTCCAGCGAGCAATCTGATCCCTGAATTGAAATCAGATAAGAACCAGAACCCACGCTCTCTGAATAGGTCGCTGATATACGTCGCAGCTTGCACTGCCCTGCGGTAACTTTCAGGCTCTGGAATGCCCTTCCCATCCAGACATCATCTACCTCGCAAAGTTGCTGAGACAGGTTTATCCAGTGTCCAGAGCTTCGGAATCCTGTCGACAGGTTTGGTGATGGCTCAAACTGAATTCCAGTGAACTTAACCCCGTTAGCCTGAGGAGTGAAAACGTCGAAGTCGTTGGCTGTTACGTTAAAAATTGTCCTGCGACTTCCTTTCCCTCTGATCTCAATCGCACGGGGAACCTGCACGGCAGCTCCCAGCGTATAGCGACCAATATCAAAATGAACGACTCCCTCTCGTGATGTACCAAGAGAGGACAGTGCCTTATTAAGCGCGGTTGACTGGTCTATTTCGGTTGTGCCGGTTGGAAATACGCCAAACCATGACGCGTGAATCTCCCTGGAGTTTTCACCGCTGTTAGTGTCATTACTCAGCGAGTACAGGCCATCACCTTTAAATATCCACTGACGAATCGAGGTGATAGCGCCAGTGATGGTGACAGTGTTGTTCTTCGCCGAAACTAAAGCCGCACCATCTTCGAAGATGACTGGAGCATCAAGGGTAGAGGTGGTAAGGAAGTAACTTCCTCTCGTGAGGCGGATATAACCTACCTTGGTAGCCATCAGTTGCAAAGCCGCAACATCGTTAGTGACACCATCACCCTTAGCACCAAAATCAATCGCACTGATGTTCTCAGCGTTTTTATCATGCTGAGTTACAGCAATCGAGCCATCAACAGGCTGTTTTACAGCGATCAAAGCATCGCCGACGCCATCTGCAGGATTGCTTAATTCCTGTCTCAATTGGTCAGGATCGTACTTTAAAATATTTGGAAAATAGAACTGCTGCACACCGTACGCATCATAAACAGCCATAGAGTGGCCTTGCACGGTTACGAATTTGGCAATCTGCCCGTTATATACCGGATAACCAGCAGCATTAATGATGATTGGTTGAGAAACAGGAACGTGAGAACAGTCTTCATTCTCTACATAAACCTGAATCTGGTTTTCAGGATTTACAGGGTCCGTGTCAATTTTACCGATATAAATTTTGCCATTGGCTACGGCTTTAAAAGAACGCGCCATAGTGAAGAGTTGCGAAGGCATGCTAACAACAACATTGGCTGTAATGTCTGTCATTTAATTTGCTCCAGATACAAGGAATCGCCGCAGCGGGGCTACGGTGAATTTTGGGCATAAAAAAACCCAGCCGAAGCTGGGTCGTTGCGTTGGTTATCTGTCAGTAGTTATGAACTGAAGGAGGTAATTCTTTATTCTTAAGTCTCATCCATGCGGAAAGATTCGTTGGTCCGTCTGGCTCATTGATATCAACATCTCGTGTGTGATTGATTAAAACATCTCTCGCTATATCGATAATACGGGAGAACTCATAACCGCAGTCATGACATCTGCCGGAATAGTTCGATTGAATTTGTTTTAGCGCCGGATACAGTTCGCGGAATAATGCCTGTGAGCGGTTGGCATAATCCCATAACCATACAAGGCTGTTTGCTTCTTTTGCAGAAAGCTCGTTGGTTTTCTTCTCTTGTTTGCCGATGAACTCACCTTCAAGCGGAACTCGAGCTGCAAGTGACAGTGCTTCGGTAAACTGCTCCTCACTGATTTCTTTGTACGAACATCCAAAATGGGATTTCAGTGACGACCACATGGTGATCATCGCCTTAGCCTGTTTTTCTTTTGGCAGAGACTGACCGCGACTCATGACGAGTTGTTTAATGGCTTCCTGCTGTTCAGTAGTGATTTTACCAGGCAACGCCTTTTTAGCTTTGCGTGGGTTAACTACATGGCCTTTAGTCCAGTACTCGTATAGCACATCGTCACACTCTTCTTGATACTGGATTACATTGTCGCGGATTTCAGGGCGGACTTTGTTAGGGCTGATGGTTTGCAACCAGCCATTCAGTTTACGTAAAGCAAGGCAAATCATGGTCTGCACACCGCCAACTGAAGGTATTGCGATTTCCACAATACCTTTAGCAAATCTTTGTTTTAACTTTGTAAACTGTGAAGCCCAATCCATACCCATTCCCTCAACGATAGGTTTCATTGGGGTATACGGTTCGCCGTTGTGATTGACAACATAAAGCTCTGCGCCGTGGAATGGTACATTGATAGTAGATACTGCTGTTGCTATACTTTTCATGTCGTTAATTCCTATGCGTGGTTTTACGATACCGAAGCCCTGACTGTTCCAGCAGTTGGGGCTTCAACTTTACGCGCCAATGCGCCCTTCCTTCTTAAAGCTTTCCATTACTCTCTGATAAATCTCAGAGTTAACAGACCGACCATTCTCTTCCGCCACCTTGCGGACCAAATCCAATACTTCTTTAGGCCACCGCAAATTGAACTGCGGCATTTTGCTCATTCCTTTCATATTCACCTCACAATATAGGCCCACCGTGGACCTATTGAGAATATAGTAGAGTGCTTCTATCATGTCAATACACTAACTTGGAGTGATGGCATGGCTAGAGATGATCCGCACTTTAACTTCCGTATGCCTATGGAAGTAAGGGAGAAATTAAAATTCAGGGCGGAGGCGAATGGGAGATCAATGAACTCCGAGTTGTTACAAATCGTCCAAGATGCTCTATCAAAACCATCGCCTGTGACTGGCTATCGCGACGAAGCTGAACGCTTGGCTGATCAGCAGGCAGAGCAGTTCAAGACTGTTGTATTTGAGACACTTAAAAAGATTTATGGCAAGGATGATAAATAATGCTGCACACAATTCATTTCTTATGCCCCGTTAACACCGCCACTGTTGGGCAACTTCAGAACCACTGTCTCACCGCATTATCTCAAGGCGCAACTGAATTAAATATCCATATATCAAGTCAGGGAGGGGAAACTGCCGCTGGTTTTACTGCGTATAACTTTCTTAAGTCACTCCCTGTTACCGTTAGAACTCACAACATAAGCAATGTTGAATCCATAGCTAATATCGTTTTCCTGGCTGGCTCAGAGCGTTTCGCAAACCCATTATCAAGATTCCTGTTACATCCTCTATTATGGGGCTTTGCCACCCCAGCCGCCGACCATGCCAGATTGAGAGAGTACGGGAAATGCCTCGATAACGATCTTGATCGCTTCGTTGAGACGTTCAATATCGACATCGGAACCCATATTAGGTGGGCATCCCTGATAGCAGACTCGACCATTTTGGATGCTAACAAGGCTCTTGAGCATGGCATAATTAATTCCATAAAAACTGCAAGGCTGGTATCCAATCAGGCAAACTGGTGGGTTGTTTGATGGGTAAATCATGATTACTCCTTATAAAAAACCCACCTGACGGTGGGTTTCATTTCTTAATCTTGCTTCGTGGAAGGTATAAGAGATGCATTTGCCTCTTTTGGCTTCAATGTATACATCCCACCATTAAATGGATCAACAGCAAGCCAACCAATTAACCCACCAAACACAAGGTTTCCACCAATATACCAACCATTAGCATTGGCTTTGATTGGCAGGGTAACTGGTTCGTACCCATCCTTTTCCATAGTGATCTGGTAGCTCTTTTTGCCAAAATAACTACCATCTGACTTGGCAAGAGTTACTCCTTGTGGAGTCTTGCCTTGCGCAACAATCACGCCTGATTCATCTTTTACCTTAAAGCTCGCACCGGAAGGGTTGCTGTTCACTTGCACAAGTTGCGTTTCATCACCAACAATAGTTGCGCACCCAGATAACATCATAGCGCCAGCAACGACGCCAATAATCCTCTTCATATCAATTTCCATATTTAAAAAACCGGAAACATCCTAATGACAAACCATTCAAATGTGAAGTAGGCAAAAGATGTTTACTTTTTTCATGGTATCCTGCTAAAAACTAAGGAGGTTGGTGTGAAGAAAAAATTTGTAAACGTTGCAAAGTGCGCAATTTTTATATTTTTTATGACCTTTTACGGATTTAGTGCCGGAGAAGGTTTCGATCGTGATGCCAATGCATTCAGTTTCTTTTGTCTGTCTATAGTGGTCATAATTGTATGGGTGGAATTAAAGCAAACATTGTTTCATGTGCTAGGGAAATAACCATCCATGGCATTTAGTCACTGCTGTGTTGCCTCAGTGGCAAGCAGCGGTCTGATGGCATTTGCAGCGTTACTTAATGCTCTTTCATAGGCTGGCGTTCCTGCTTTGGTGTTTGCCAGACGTAAGAGCGCATTCCTTGCTGCTTTGGACTCATACAAGCGCATCATTGCACCGAAACCAGCCTCAAGCCCCATTGATACGCCAAGAGTCGCAGTTGCGCCAATCGTCCTTATCCTGTTGGCTTGCGATTGCCCCGTCTGAGTTACTACATTTGCGGTGTCTGACCTTGCTGTTTGCTGTAGAACTTCATTAAGAGCATCAAGTTCTTTCATGTGCTTTCCAGAAAAAATAGTGTTGTAAATTTCACCGCCTGACTGAGATTTCAGCTTATTAACTTCAGTGATGAACTTGGCTGGAGAGTCACCGGCCTTTTCCGCTATTTTGCTGACGTAAGCTGCACGCATAGCATCTTTCCCTTTATCATCCAGTGCGCTCCAGATTCGTTTCACGTCAGATGGTTTTCTGCTTAATACAACGGTATTTATAAGTTCAGGACTGGCTTCACTGCTTGCCTTGTTGAGTTTGTTAGCAATGTTTTTATTAAGCACCTTATTATAAACGTTTGCATAATCGGAATTTGCTTTAAGGTATTTTGCTGCGTCTGATGCACTGAGGTTTTTAGCAACTGCGTTACGAAGGTCTTTTGACATTGCATTCTCTACCATATTGGTAGCTGCTTTTGCCTGGTTGGGGAAGACCATAGCATCTCCCTGAACATTAGATCTAAAGGCTGTTCTGTGCTGACGCAAGAGATCAAACGTAACATCCAAATCAGTTGCAGGGTTTGCTAATTCTTCACGTAGGTTACGCAAGGATGTAAGCAGGCTTTGATTGGCTGAAGTCCCAAGCCGTTCCTGTCTTGCGATCGCTGTATTCAGAGCATTCATGGTATTTGTGGTATCAACTGCGGCATTACCCATTTTATTGGTGACGTCATTGATAACAGCGCCAGCAGTATCCTTCCGTCCCCTTAACGTGGTGGTCAGAGATTTCACCACATCATCAGGGTTGTACTCACCAAAACGGTCAAAATAATTGCTTACCAGCTTACTACGCGTTGCATATTGCTCTGCTCGCTTTGAGCCCGTCCCGAGCAAAGCCCCCTCGGCATCCTGAGTAAGGCCGCGAGTGAAAGCATTTTTCGGCGGGATAACATCAGATGTCATTGGTGTCACGCCCATCGATTCTGATGTGGCAATTTTCTTCGCCACTTCTGGCGCAATATCACCTTTTATAGCCGTTATTCCACGCCCTATTCCCTTTGCTGCTGCGGAAAGAACACCTTGAGCGGCAAGGTTAACTCCGGCATTTTTAGCTGCATTTTGTGCGAAATCGCCTTTCTGATTTGCGGCCTCTGCCAGTGATCCAATAGCCATGCTTCCTGCCGTTCCAACTCCTGGAACTAAATACCCACCAATTGTTTCACCGGCTTGTGCGTAGGGGTCTGTCGGTCGATCGACAGGGCGATAAACATCATCCAAAACCTTTGGGCCACCAAGCCCCTGGCTGATAGCATTAATCAGACTTGCGCCACCCTGCAATACGTCAAATGGTATGTTTACCAGACCACGACCAGCCTGTTCTGCAATTTGCCCGGCACTTTGACCACCTGTGAGCCAATCGCCAGCTTGTTGCATCAATGATGGTTCTTCTTTCTGCTGCTGAGGCGGAGGGTATGCTGCATAAAACTGATCTCTTGCTTCAGCCCATTTGTCACCAGCCTTAGGGGCAACAACCTCATCAAAATATTGCGCTTGAGCCTGTGCTTTCTGTTCTTCAGTTAACGCCTGATACTGTGGAGAGGCGATAACATCTTTCCATGCTTTAGCCATTAATCACCCCATAGTGAAGAAAAATTACTGCTGGCTGCTGGCTGTGATACCTGTGTAGGTTGAGATTGCTGCCGCTGAGATTTACCAACATTAACGTTATATTGCTGGTTGTAATTGTCGGTATATTGCTGAATGTCGCGCATTGATTGTTGCAGTGCTTCAGGGCTTGAGAAATCAACCTGTGGCATACCTTGAAAATACATCTTTGCTTCTGCAACGGTGTTGATACCGGATGCCCCCATGTCTCTGGCTGCTGCAATGCCCTGATTCTGCATCTTTCCTTGGATTCGCTGTGCAGCGTTGTATAGTTTCCTCTGATCACCACCAGATGCACGGCTACGAATATCTGCACCAAGAGCAGGAGAACCTGAAGAGCCTGTAATGCCAGTCATGAAGCCAAGATCGTCAATTGATGCACCAGAAATTGCATCAAGATCTTTCTTCATTGCGTAATTCTGCGCGCTTGCTGCCGATGTAGCCGGAGCGGCAATAGAGCCAGCAGGGACGCGAACCATATTCCCCTCGTTGTCGATACCTTCGTAGAACGCATTAGCCCCAGCGCCGTGAAGCTTCCCGCCTACCGTTACAGTTCTGCCATCTGCTAACTGAACTGTACGCTCATTATTCCCAACCGCCCCTTTCATTGATGCTCTCTGCATCGATAAATCCTGACCGCGCATCGTGATATTCTGACCACGCGCTGTTAGCGCCTCGCCAGCCTGATTGCTGCGGATTGTCTCTGCCAGTCTGCCTCGGTCAATCTCACGACCAGCCATCTTGTCCTGAACAGCAAACGCCTTTTCTGGTCCAAGCGCACCGAGAGACATAGTAGTCAGCATGTGTGATAGCTGCTCTGGATTCTGGATACCTGTCTGAATCATCCAGTCAGCATTAGCACCAACGCGATTTAACCTGTCCTTGTTGTCAGTAATGAATTTACTGTAGGCTTCCGGTCCCTGAGAAAGAGCGACGTTAGCCCTCATGGCTAAATCGCCCATATCGTTGCGTTGCTGATCATTAAGACCGGAAAACGCCTGTTGTGCCTGTGCAACAAACGCTGGATTTTCCTGGGCAAACTTAAATAGTCCCGATGGATCACCAGAAGCCCATGCATCAGCGTGAACCTTATTGAACGCACTAATCGCTTTCTGTTGCTGTTCCTGATTGTAAATATCAGCAACTCCAGCCAGACCACGTAACGCGGTCAGGCCAACGTTATTTGCACCTGAGCGAGCCAGTTCATTGTTTTCGCGGATCAGACCAAGCGTTGCGTTAATGTCGCTTGCCTTTGGCGCATTCTCATTTTGCGTACCGATGCCAGCCAGAAAACCACCAGAATTAATACCCTGTTGCCACGTAGCCATTGATTACCCCTTAAAACAACGAGCCAAGCAGACCAAGACCGCCGCCGATCGCAGCCCCCCACGGAGTTGATGAACCAATTAATTTCGCAAGTCCTGCCCCAGCAATAGCACCAGACGCACCTCCGCCAATAGCAGATTGCATTGCTGATGGTCTGTTGGCATTTGCCGCTGCAAGAGCCGCACTTTGCTGCGAAATCTGACTCATGTTGTTAGCATATGTCTGCCCTGCGTTTGCCTGACCTTGCAGAGCACCAAGCCCAACGTTTGCCAGATTCTGGTAGTTGTTCATCTGACCAGACAGCCACTGCTGACCAAGCGTTGGTGCGATTGTTGCTAACTGATTACCGGTTGCAGTGGAACCCAATCCACCTGTTGCTTCCGCTGCCGCCAGACTCTGATAGCGAGCCTGACCAGCAAGATCTTTGTACTGCTGAGAGTTGTAATACTGGTTAAGTGCCTGACCTTGCCCTTCCAGAGACGATAAGTTCTCGAGGCTGCCGACATACTTATCAGCCAGAGGAGTAAACGGCTTCAGGTTGTTCATGATGGTGTTGAACTGCTGATTTTGCAGGTCTGCTGCATACTTCTGAGCTTCTGCGGCATACTTTGCACTTTTATCAGAGCTGCCACCTTTCCCGCCTTTTTCAGGGCAATAAGGTTCCTCGCCGCGCAGTTTTCTGCCCAGCTTAAATGCATATAACATGGCTATCTCCCGTGATTCAGGAAGTCGATTAGTTCTTCGCGTGTGGCGCTGTAAAAAGTCACGTCATCCACGCCTTTGAAGTATTTCTTGATGGTTCCTACACGCTTAAGGCCAATCATTGCGCAATACATCTGACCGTGGCGGAATTTGCGCGCAGCGAACGATGTGACGCACTGAACGGTGGTGTTAGTCAGAATGTATCGCCAGAACGCCAGCCCGATTTCCTTGCTGAATCCACGAATCTCTGGCAGGTACATGGCGTGGCAATCGAATGTCAGCGGCTGAATCTCCTGATAGTAAACAATGCCGCCGAACTGCCCGTGCACGTTCACTTCAAAGTAACGGCATTCAGGTTTGTAGTCGTATCCATCACCGTTGTTGCTCCCGGCAATAATGTCAGGGTGATTTCCGACTGCTTCTATCAGGTCGATGTTTCGCGTTGGTTTGAACTGAATCATCACTGCTCCGCGATTATCTTGATGGTTGTGGCAGTAAACGTCGCCCCATTTGACTGAATGGTTAACGTACTGCCATTTGTGGCAAGAAATCCGTCTTTATCCACGCTGAAGAACGTAGCTAACAGGATGTTGTCGGTTGTTGTCGCCGCATTACGACTGCTGACCAACGTGTCAGGAACAGAGCCGGAAAAGGTTAGCTGCATTGACCTGTTGGCGGTTCCGCTGGGCCACGTCCCGACAATCGACAGCTTGAAGAACAAGGTTTTGTTCTCGTTGAACACAACCATCTTGTTGTTAACGGTGTCGAAGAATGGTGCCAACGTGCCGGATGACGGCGTGAGCGTTTTCAGCAGGCTAACAAGGTTGGTAGGCGCTGTCGGAATTGTTACCGATACCCCTGAGTAAACAACCTCTGATTTCTTGCGCGTGGTGGCATACTCAAGCGCAGATATTCTTGTTGAGTGATCACCAACTGTGCTTTGTAGCGTCGAAATACTCCCCTCTGCCGCTGTGAGCCTGGTATCAAGTGCGTCGATATCGGTTGTATTCTGAGTTATGCGCGCATCATGATCTGCTAACTCAGATTCATTGGCAGCAATTCGCGTCTCGTGATCAGCCAGCTCTGTTTCAGCAGCCGTAATCCTTGTTTCATGATCTGCAAGAGTGCTTTCCGCTGCTGCAATTCTATGTTCATGATTGATGATAGTTGCTTCAGCAGCTTCAATTCTGGATTCATGGTCTGCAAGGGTGACATCCTGCTCATCGTTCCTGACTTGTGCGTCATAAGCGCCCTGTCCGGCCTCGTTGGCCTTGTTAGCTACGTTACCAACATCAGTGCCCTGTGCAATAACGTAAAGCAGATACGACTGAGAGAAGATATTGCGTGGAAGTATTGATGTATCGAGCCGTGTAGCCTGAATGATTACCGGCACATTGAGATTCGAATCAGCCATTAACATGCCTCCATGCCTTGCCATTTACAATTCTACTAACCTTTGAATTGTGAATTCCAAATAATTTAGCAACTTCACACTGAGGAAATCCATTGGCAACCATTTCTTTTATCTTTATGACATCATCATTAGATATTTTAGAATTACCATTCCTTTCTCCTTTTACATTACCTCTCGATTCCAATCCATATGAGTGTGAGATGTTTCCTGATGGAGTAACCCATTCAAGATTTAGATAGTTATTATTATACTTATCACCATCTATATGATTAACCTGTAACCCTTCAGCAAATCCACCGACAAAGTGAGATGCAACAAGCTTATGTATTAGTATGTTCTTTTTTACGCCATCCTTATATAAGCACACATACTTATATCCATTTACGTTATGATTATGCTTCAGCCACCTCCCCTTAATAAGACGCCCCCTCAAATTTACTCTTGAATGCGAGTAAACTCTACCATCATTAGTGATGGCGTACAGTCCTTCATATCCTTCGATATCTTTTGCGTTTTCACTTAACATATCTACTCCTTGAGTTTCGATTTATGTTACACGAATAGAAAGGCCTGATAATGTAACAGGACCTTTTGCAATAACTCTGAATTTAAATCCAATGAGACGTCTAACTCGACCAACTTTTCGCCATAAAACGCGATTGTCATATACAAATGGTTTTTGTAATACGACCATTTGCTCACGACCGTAATTAATCCCATCTGTAGTGGCTGATATAAATATTCTATCTATTCTATCACACACGCCGCCAGATGTTTCTAATTCAAGGTCATTTATTAAAACGTTATCAGCCTTTATTAGAGGGGAATATAAAATATGCTCTTGTTGTTTTTCGTATTGTGAAGATATATCGAATTGCAATTTCCCGGTCACCGATTCCAGCTTATCGCCACACGTTATCTGATTGCCTTCGTAAATGAAGTCGATAGCGCGGTACACATCGTCATACAAGCCTGTTTTCAGCACACACCATTGCGGACCATTGGCGCTTGAAGATGCGTCGTAAACAAGAACATGGCGCGGCAGGTGAATAATCAGCAACTCATGAGCATCAAACCGCAACGATTCCATCACGCCATCAGCCAGTTCATCAGCAGTGTAGGAGCGTAGTATTTTCTCAATGCTCGCGCTGGCGATTGGTGATACCTGACCGGAGCCGATGATGTAAACAGACGGCGCACCTGTTGCCGGATTGCTGATGAACGCATACGAATCAGCAAACGGCGTTTTGCAGTAGGTTCCGGCGATTCCTTTTTGCACCATCAACGATGGCTGGGCGACATACAAAGCGGCACCAACAGTGGTTGCACCAGTCAGGGAAAAATATTCAATCGTCGATGAACCAAAGCAGACGATGAAGTCTCGCCATGTTCCGATGCCGATGATGCCGTCAGGCTGCGATTCTGCGCGATATTGTGCGCTGTATCGGTCAGGGTGCGATTCATCTCCAAGGTCAGTGATAAACCATGAATCAGTGCCGTCTTTTGACCACGCATAACGCCCACGTAAGCGCGTAATGTCACGAACCGAACCTAACTCATACTGCGTGAATCCGCTGTCTGTAGGCCAGTTTGAGACTGTTTTAACCGTGCCATCATAGCGATACTCGACCAGTTGACCATTAACGCCTACAGCCTGAGATGTTCGACCATGCGCCATTGATACGCGACCACTTCCGGCGACGTCACCGACTTCGCTTTCGCCCTTATACAACTTGCTGCCACACACGCGATAAACAGCACTCTGCGCCATGTTGTACTCGACGCCGCGCGATACGCCGTTCACATCAGAACGTTTGGCAATGCCCGGGAATGAACGAAGATATCCGCTGCTGTTAAGGATTTCTTTGGGGGTTGCCAGCATATTCACTGGCAGATAGTCGATATAGTCGGCGTTTCGGAAGTCTTTGCCGACACCTTTCATAAGCGGAAGTTGCTGAATCGGCATTTATTCGCTCCCGTTATCGCAAGGTTCCTTCCGGTGGAAGTAATTCCAACCGTTCCACTTCGCCAACTGATTACCGCTACCAACAGGCATACGGTTTGGATAACCGGACTTACATTTAGCAGCTTTTGCTCTGTCCATTGCAGACAGTTTGACGAGTCGCTCTTTCCCGTATCTGGCAGTGGTTATAAGTTTTGCAGACGCTTCCAGCGCATAATCTGGAGCAATGCGGCAGGCAAGGTTGAAAATGACGGCATTTATAGCGTTATTTGATAAGCCGTGCTCATCGCCAGGATCTGGAGCGACATCTGCATCAGCAAAAATGTAGCCAACGTTGATCCCAGGTGACACATCACCGCCAAGCCATTCAGCCATCATCATTTCAAGGTCGTTGACGCCATCTTCCATGGACTGCGGTTCGACATCGGTTAACGTGGCATTTGATGCCACACCGAGCTTACGTAATGCCGCAAGAACTAAATCACCCTTCGTTGTCAGGTTCATCTGCTGCCGCCTTAGGTTTTCGACCAGGCTTTTTACGCTGTTTTTCTTCTGGCTCTGGCTCTGCAATAGCCGGACGCAAACTCAGGAGTCGTCCAAGAACATCATTTGCTTCATGACCATCCCACTCTTTCCCGAACTCAAGCTCAGTACCTTCAGGAAGGAACTCGATTTCTTCAACAGGTAGGTGATAAGTGATTTCGCCTTCTGGAGTGGTGATACCAGCAATGATCCAGCCATCCCACTCTTCACCGTCACTGTGTTTGCGAGACCACCACGAAAGCTCAGCGTAAGCATGCATCAGCGATGAGAAGAGGCGCACTCGGTGAGCGTAAAGCTCGTTAAAAGTGTGATAACCGTCGGACACTTCGCCCATATCAACTGGGGAAGTTTCACCTCCGCCAACACTCCCAATTTGATCACCAACAAGAGGATCATCAGGAACATCGTCAGGGTGCTTATACCAGCCATTTGCTAAGTGCACAGCTACATCATCAGGATCAACGGTTTTCGTTTTCAGCTTGCGTCCCCAGATTTTGGTATCTCCGCCAGCCTGAAAAATCATTACGCTCATTGGTATCTCCAATAGAAAAGGGAGCCGAAGCTCCCTCTGGTTATCACGCGGTCTGGTTAGGCAGACCAACACCAATTGCCTCTGGTCGTACAGCACATGCTGAATACCACACAGCAATACGGCACTTACCAGACAGAGTGTTGATATCACCCTGCGTTGCGAAGATGCCGTTAACACCAATGCCAGGAATGCTGAAGGAAGACGTTTTCATGCCAGCAAACAGTTCATGGGTTACCGGGATCGGCTGAGACAGCAGACGGATTGAGTCATCAGCCCAGAACACGTTAGCGGTGGTTGTTGCCACGTTCAGAACGTTTACCGGAGTGGTATCAGCAAGAGAGGTGTTTACGTTAGCGTAAGCCTTCTCTTCTTTTGTCAGTGACGCGTCATCCAGTGCAATCGGTTTCGGCGTGATTTCGATGTGAGTACCATCGATCACACGGGTGATTGAGAAAGTCGCATCATCAGTTAGCACGTTCTTCGCCATCTGAGACAGGAATTTCACACCAGTGAAACTGATTTTGTCGCCGCGCTTAAATCCGGTGGTGGAGGATACGGTCACCGTTGCAACACGGTTGTCGACGTTCTCTTTGTTACCATCGGTATCAAGGGTGTATGCCTGCGGCTTAAACTTCTGCGCACCAGACACAGTTACACCAGTAGCGGTTGACTTGGTAACTGCCGGAAGTTTCGGTGAGCGAAGAATTTCATCAAAGCCAGCAATCTGACGCTGAATAGTACCGTTGCGATACGCTTCTTCAGGAACGCGCCCGAAGATGTCACCATCTACAAGATTGCGGCCTGCTTTGCGGTAATCGTCAGGGTTCAGGAAGTAACTGATGCCCATATCGCGGTTTAGCTCACGGGAGAACATCAGGCGCTCTGCATCAGACACAAAATCCCAGCCAGACAGGCCAGTAGATGGACCAATTGCGCGGGTATCGTGAACAACAAGTGAGCCCATTTCAGTTGCCTGTTTGGCAATTGCTGACTCAATGTTATTCGCCAGTTTTTTGGCGGATGCCTGGATGCGGCGACGGTAAGAACGCTCATCACGCAGGTCATCTGCACGAAGCTCGAAGAAATCGTTATCCGGATCGCCCATGTTGCATTTCACGGACAGTTCCAGAATACCGGTAGCGTTGCCAGTTAAATCCCAGCCAGTCTGAGTTGGCGCTTCCTGCTCAACAGGCATCCACACGGTGTTGCTTGAACGTTGCATGGATTCTGCCGGAGGGGTGTATTTTGTCACTTTGGACGCCATTGGCGTCAGGTTCTGGATGGTTTCGATGATTTCATCCAGAGCATACGTGACCAGTTGACCTTCATTTAATGCCATTATCGAATTCCTTTATTCAGTTGCGCCTTGAGCTTGCGGTATGTCTCTACATCCCCTTTGTTTGCTGCCGCTTCCATCTGCTTTTCAATCGCAGATATATTTGCAGCAACAGCGTGTCCCTGAATGGGTTCATCAGGTAGCGGGGCTTCTGAAACAGGTTTGGCTCGAGGCTTGAGAGTTAAACGTTCTGACAGTCGAGTGAGTTCAATCAGCGCGGATTGCCCGTCCATCGCCAGCAACTGGCGTGTTTTCTCAGGATTAGCACCAAGGTGATACATGAGAGCGGCGGATTTCTCCGGGAAGAGGCGCATGATGTCGGCACCGACTGCTGGCGGCACCAGTTGCATGAATGCATCCTCTTTCTCCTGATAGTCAGGGATATTGAGCTTTTCCGCTGCGTCGTAGTGCTTACGGGCTGCCTCGACGTATTGCGCTGATTGCTGGGTGAACTCCTGAGTTTTGCGACCCTGCTCGGCGACAGCCTGGCTTCGTGCGTCCATAGCCTTGATCTGCCATTCACTGTTTGCCTGCTGGAAGGCAGCCAGTGCGCGGCTCTGGTCATAGTCGTACTTAGCCAGCGCATCTTCGGAAAGATAATCGTTAGGGTCTGGTTGTTTTGGTAACTCAGGGTTCACCCGCAGGTGCTCCGGCAATTCTCCACGCTTAACCGCTTCCATCTGCTGCTCAAGCTCACGCTGGCGTTTGCGTTCGATGCGGCGACGGGCAAATTCAGCATTAGTTGCCGGGTCTTGTTTTGGTTTCTCATCGTCTTTCAGGACAATCTCGAAGCCTTCTTCCTGACCTGCGTTGTCGTTGGCATTATCGACAACTAAGCCATCAGCAGATGCCGCTGCATGATTGCCGGGCAGGGTTAATTCTTCAGAAGCCTGAATGTCGGTGGTTTGGTCCATGATTAACTCTCTCTTATTGAGGTGTCTCGGCTACTCCGCCGGAGGGGGTTTGAACTTGACGCATAAGACTCGCGAAATCCATGCGTTGTGAATGAGTCTGGTCTGCATCTTTAAGAAGCAGCTCAGCGTTAGCACGAGCGTCTTTGCTGCGCTGTTGCTGGAATTGACCTACGAGCTTGAGGTACTCACGCAGTTCTGCCTGCTTGTCGAGGTCCATATTGTTGAAGATTTCCGCAATCTTCGCGGCGTTGAGTTGGTTTTGGGCTTCAACCTTGGCGGCTTCAACCTGAATCTGCGCCTGTTGGTTCTCTGCCTTGAGCAATTCAGCCTGACCTTGCAGAAGGATACCCTGCGCCTGAATTTGCTCTGCTGATGGCTGCTGCGGCTGCTGTTGCGCCTGTTGCACCATCTCCATCTCTTCAGGTGTTTCTGGTTTCTTCAGCCCCATCATCACCAGTTGCTTGTTCGCGTACTCTCGCATCATCTCGACGCCTTTACCGTCAAGGAGCGTGAAGTATTGCAGCATCAGCATCTGGAACTCTGGAGTACCTTGCGGAACCTTGGTGAGCAATTCCTGAATCTCTGCGCGGTTCTGTTCCTTCATGCTCTGGAAGGATGGCCCAACGTCCGTATAGCACTCATAGCGACCGCGAATGTCGTTGAGTGTGACCACATTGCCTGACTGATAATCGACAACTTGCGCATAGAGTTGAACGTCTTTCTCGCTTCCATCTTCAAGTGTCAGCGTTACATGACGAGGAACGTCATAAATATCGTTGACCATTGAGGCATAAATCTCGCCATCACGTCGCATTGCGGTAGCCAGGTTATCCTGAAACACGTATGTCTCAAGGTCTGCCCGCATGTTCAGTTGATTGACGGTATCGAAAGCGACCTGAGAGTTTGCTGCCTGCGCATCCACGCCAAGACTAGCCACCTCTTTCACTGCGTTGGTGGCAGCCTCAAGCATGTAAGCGTTGGCCTGCGGTACTTCAGGGTTTTCCATGTAGGAGATTGGACCAATCGGCAGGTCGTTACCGTTTTCATCGGTCTTGTTCTGCAGATAGTACGGATAGTCGTCATTTCCACCGTACATGTATTCGTAGCCTTCGATTTGCTCAGGGAAGAAGGTCGGTTTCTTCTTCGGTGAGCGAGCAACAATATCGGCGTTGAATGACATGATCATGTTACGAAGGCGTTGACCGTCTTTCGTCAGCCTTACCACTCCTTCGTAGCACTCCTTGTCACCAGCGAATGACCATTCGCCATACACTGGAACGATTGGAATATGCTCTCCAGCTATCTTCTCGCGGTCTTTCAGTATCTGCGTGCAGGTGATGATCGACTTATATACACGCCGACGCTTCACCTTACGCTCTGCTACCTTAATGAATCCACGATTAGCCAGGTCGTCGATAACGTCTTTAATATCCTGCTGGTAATAGCTGACCGGCTCACCTGTCAGCGGGTCGCGGTAGATGAAGACTTTCTCCTTCTTCTCTTCTACCTCGTAATACTCAGCGACGTAGACGACATCATTCGATACCCACGGAAACAGCCATGTGTCGTTCGGATTCTGGAAAGATGGCAAGGTGTCCGGATCAATACCGTAATCCTCTGCGAACTCTTTCCAGCCATTGCGCGACAAGGCGTTAATCACCGTGCAGTGCTTAGCGTCGCTCTTATCCATCTGCTTGCTGTTGGCGTCCCATATGACGTGTGAGCAGGCTTCATGGATTGGCAGGCGTCGGATTACCTGATTGTTGCTTGTTGGGTCGTTGTCTTCGTACTGCGTGACCAGACGCCATGCACCAACGCCGGACTCTATCTGCTCACGAACGCCAACGTTAACGGCAATTTTTGCCGTGTTATGGCGCATATCAGTACGATACATCCCCATCAGCACATCGGCAGCATCAGGATTAGCTCCGTCTTTTGGTCTGAATAGAACGTCGATAGGGTTCCGGCGCATCTCTGCGACCAGCTTCCTGACCACCGGGCGAACAACATCGAATTGTCCGCGATATTGCAGGGTGGTGTAGTTTGATAGCCAGTCATCCCATTGCGACACTCGGCTAAAATACAGGTCATTTGTCGCCTCGGTTCTGGCTTCATCGCTCGCCATCCAGTCCGCGTCAAACTTGCACAGAATGGAATTGAGTCTGTTTTCGTCGGCCATTTAAGTTCTCCGTGCGATGGGCCTGATTGGGGCTGGTATCTTTTTCTCTTTTGGTTTTTTGATGTCGCGCATCATTTTGGCGAAGCGGCGCATCATGTATGCATAGCGAACGGCTGAGAGAACGTCGTCGTTAAGCTTGACGATCTTCCCGTTTTCATCACGGTGATAGAGGCGGAACTCCTCAAAGAATGGCTCACAGGTGTTGAATACTTTGAAGCGACCATCGAGCATCATGTCTCGCAATTCAGTGATGCCAGGCTCAACAGCATTACCGCCATCAGGCCATGTCGCATGCTCCTGCAACATCATAAAACCAGCGTCCGCGTACTGCCCTTTAAGCTGCTCACCGCCGCCCTTCTCGTGCTGGTTTCCGTCATGAGGCCATGCTGTTGGCACTTTATGCGCCCATGATTTAACAGCTCCCCATGCCTGAACGGCTGTTTTTTCTTTCGCCTTCCACACGCGTGAAACGTAGATTGTGTCTGCGTCCTTATCCCACCAAAGCTGAACCTGCGCTTGTGGGTGATCCCATCCGAAATCCATCCCGCCAATTACGTAGAAGTGATCAGGACACTCGAACGGCTGGCACTTAATCGTCTCTTCCGGTATCTGGAAGATTCGACCGCTACCCATCGTAGGAATACCGCGAGCACGCGCCTCTCTCTCATGCTCGGGATAGGATGCGATGATTTGCTCTTTCTGCTCGTCGGTATAGTGCTCAGCGTCATAGATGGTCATGTTGACCACTTTCTGCGACTTGCTGGGATTCTTCAGGAACTTGGTAACAACGTCAGACATCCCCATTAGCGGGGTAAACGTCAGAATTGAGAATTGACCGTATTTGTTGGTACGGGTAAGGCCTTCGCCATAAATGCTGTATGGTGGCTCTTCGTCAAACCACACGCCGTGGATTGTGTCACCCTGCCAGCGAGCGCGGCCTTGCGAGTATGGTTTGAAGTAGCAGATTGAAATGCCATCTTCAACGCCATCAGCCGTGTGATGCTTAACCAGAAGGTGATCAACAAGGTTCGGAAAGAAAGGAGACTTCTTCCAGCTAATGATGTCTTCTTTCGGTATGGAACCGTAGCCAGGCTCATCATTCTCTTCGATACGACCGCACAGGATGCGTTGAGTCGTTTTGGTTACAGTCTCGTTTGTCTCGCCACCAATCCAAAAGACAACAGGCTCATAAAAACGCTTACCTTTCCACTCACCGCCATATTTACCATCAGCAGGATAGCCTTTTGTGCCCGGATAACGCCCGGTAAGGTGAAACGCGACTTCAGCAGCACCAGTAAATGACTTACCAAGCTGGTTACCAGCCATAAAACAGCGCTCTGGATAGTCATGCCCGGCGTCGATGAACTCACGCTGTTTGCTGTATGGCGTAAATTCATATAGCAGGTGTGTGTTCCGGTAGTTCTCTTCTTCTTCGAGTAGCTCGAGCAATTCGATTTGCTCTTCGTCGCTCAGGTTATCAAGAATCGCGTCCAGTTCCACGGTTGAATAGCTCCTTGATACGAGAGCGCCGCTTATCGCGATCTCCCTTATCAGGTGTCACGTCTTCAACTTGCGACTGCTCTTTGAGGCCCAAATCACGGGCGATGATGTTAGCGTTGAGAAGGTCAGCGGCTGCGCCAGAGAATTTCTGGTCGTAGATGACCTGCTCTGCTCGCGTAACGACTTCAGATAAATCTTCTCGCAGGCGATATGTGCGCCATGTTTCAAGCGTCACATCAATGAACAGAGTGAGGCCGGTAATGGTCATCGCTCGCATCTTGGCGATAGGCTCTTGTATCACTTCACCCTGATACGAGAATGCCTTCATCTCCCATAGCGGGTTAGCTTCTACCCACTCGAAGTATTCACAACAAGCAGCCCACAGCGCCTCGGGCGATTCGAATTTAGGATTTCGCCCATGACTACTGCGGGCCTCCCAAAATCGGTTGCCCTTTGGTGCTGCCATATTCATCTCACTTAATCGTTATTTCAGGTTAAGGACTCTTTCGCGCCTTCAATCAGTGACTGCTTCAGCAATTCGAGTGTACCAATCGCCTCGCATAAACTGATTTCACCATCGTAATCATGGATGACGCTTTCCAGCCGCTCGTATAGCTCTTGAGTAATTGGGAATCTCTTCTCCTTACCCAAATTGATTACGCGGCTCACATCATGCTCCGGTGGTGAACAGGTCTAACGCTTCCTTCGATTTACGCACCGCTTCAAATGTGCGGATCGTGATATCTGAATTAGCGCCGCCTGACTGGAAGTGAATTTTGAATAGCTCAAGCTTCAGCTCGTCAGTACCAATGAACTGAAATGCTTCCTCTGCGGCTGCGTTCTGGTTCATGACCAGTTTGTAAATCTCTAACTGGAATTTCTGTTCTTCAGTCATGGGAATAATCTCTGCCATTGTTGGCTCCGTTTATCCGTTAAAAGGGATATCAGTTAAGTTATCCCGTGTAGGGTATAAGCCATTGTCGAGACCACTCATTGAATGGCCTCTGCAATAACCGATGTCTTTCCATCAGTCCGCCACCACAAAGAATCTTTTTTGCCATAAGGCTGGAGGTTCATCTTTCAGTGGCTGCCAGTGTTATTTCCCCACTTACTGGCTTGGGTTGTTTCGCTGTGCTGCCGTTAATTAGTGACCAGAAATTAACTCCGGTTTCATTATCAAGCCCACCCGCAGATAGGCTTTGTAATGGCATCTTCAATTAATCAGCAGTTCAGGCTGTGTCACCTGCAAGATGTATTCATGCTCGACAGCCAAGACACGCTTCTCTTTCTTCCGTTCGTTCATTAACCGACTGCCGATCGTACCTTTCAGCTTTGAGCGTGTTTCTTTGATGGCGTAGCGGTGCTGCATTTCTTCGCCAATTGCCATGCGGCGGCTCAGTTGCTCTGCCATCCAGTTGAATGCTGCGATATAGCTCTCCTTGATTGCCGCAGCAGCTTTCCCGGTGAACCCCATCACAACCATGATCCAGCCATCTTTCGTCAGGCTGTACATCGGGCGAACCTTGCCCTGCTCATCGATATAATCAGCCGACGCAAAATTGCGTTGGCTAAACTCACGCGAGCAATCAGCCTTAACCTGCTCGATTTTCCTGAGAACATCACCGTGTCGCTTGCCGAAGTACTTGGCAATTTTTCTGGATGTGGTAACGACCTCTCCGTTTTTGGCTTGCACCATTTCTCGGAAGTCGAAGGCTGGAATAACTGAATGATTATTCATAGCGTCTTACCTTTTAGAAAGATGAGCCTGTTCGCACAGAAAAGCCGCCCCCGAGATGGTCGCCACCATATACGGCAATTCTCAGGCTCAGCTTTCTGAAAGACTCGGGATTGTTACGCGCTGCGATGCGCGGTTTACTGCAGATGTAAAAAAGCCCCGCAAATGCGAGGCTAAATCCTGGTATTTGTAATGACTGGCTCTTATCTCAACGCAGCCCCTTACCGCGCGCCAGATGCTCAATATCAAGCATCAGCAATGAGATGTTTAATCTGGATTCACTCCAGAAGTGATCACCACCCTGTCTGCAGAGCCAGATGTGAAGGATGATGAGTAAAATTATCGCTATCATCGAAGGCATTGCGTCCTGATGTATTCCTGCAAGTAGTTAACCTGCGCGGTTATCCTGTCGATTCCACTTCGTAGACGGTAATAATTGAGTTCAGCATCTGCTGTAAGTCTTGGGCTTTCTCCATCGCCCATGCTGCTGGCTCCGGTCGTTGACTTTGCACAGGTGGCGGAGACTTGCAGGCGCTTACGACCAGCAGAAACATCAGCACGGAGACTTTCGATAGTCGCGTTAGCATCAGCAAGCTCCTTTGTATATCTGGCGTTGAGTTCTGCTACATCACGTTGACGCTTCTGCATGTCAGCGATGATGTACGTGGCTTTATCGCGCTGTTCTTTATAGGTAATGGCGTTATCACGGTAATGATTAACAGCCCATGACAGGCAAACGATGATGCAGATAACCAGAGCGGAGATAATCGCGGTGACTCTGCTCATACCTCAATCTCTCTGACCGTTCCGCCAGCCTCTTTGAATTTTGCAATCAGGCTGTCAGCCTTATGCTCGAACTGGCCATAACCAGCACCCGGCAGTGAAGCCCAGATATTGCTGCAACGGTCGATTGCCTGACGGATATCACCGCGATCAATCATCGGCAAAGCGCCACGCTCCTTAATCTGCTGCAATGCCACAGCGTCCTGACTTTTCGGAGAGAAGTCTTTCAGGCCAAGCTGCTTGCGGTAGGCATCCCACCAACGGGAAAGAAGCTGGTAACGTCCTGCGGCTGTTGATTTGAGTTTGGGGTTTAGCGTGACAAGTTTGCGGGGGTGATCGGAGTAATCAGTGAATAGCTCTCCGCCAACAATGACGTCATAACCATGATTTCTGGTTTTTTGACGTCCGTTATCAGTTCCCTCTGACCACGCCAGCATATCGAGGAACGCCTTACGTTGATTATTGATTTCCACCATCTTCTACTCCGGCTTTTTTAGCAGCGAAGCGTTTGATAAGCGAACCAATCGAGTCAGTACCGATGTAGCCGATGAACACGCTCGTTATATAAGCGAGATTGCTACTTAGTCCGGCGAAGTCGAGAAGGTCACGAATGAACCAGGCGATAATGGCACACATCGTTGCGTCGATTACTGTTTTTGTAAACGCACCGCCATTATATCTGCCGCGAAGGTACGCCATTGCAAACGCAAGGATTGCCCCGATGCCTTGTTCCTTTGCCGCGAGAATGGCGGCTAACAGGTCATGTTTTTCTGGCATCTTCATGTCTTACCCCCAATAAGGGGATTTGCTCTATTTAATTAGGAATAAGGTCGATTACTGATAGAACAAATCCAGGCTACTGTGTTTAGTAATCAGATTTGTTCGTGACCGATATGCACGGGCAAAACGGCAGGAGGTTGTTAGCGCAACCTCTTGCCACCCGCTTTCACGAAGGTCATGTGTAGAAGGCCGCAGCGTAACTATCACTGATGAATTCAGGATAGCCAGTGGCTACGGCTCAGTTTGGATTGTGGCGACCGGCGCTGATCTCCGGTTTGCTGCAACTGCCTACAGCGGGCTACGTGGCCACACCGAATCCAGCGAAAGATTCTTGCCCTTACACATCAGCCTGTGCATTCACCACAACGATAAGAGCACTGCGCGGCACCTTTCACCAATTCCGCGAGGTCTGCGGGTTCAATGCTCTTACCTGTTGTGCAAACAAAAAAAGCCACCGTTGCAACTTAAGAGTCACTAACGGCAGCTTATGCGAATAGTGTTGCTCATTTGCTCAATGATGTCAACACGTTCTATGCTACATGTTTAATTTTCTCTACACGTTTCCGGTTTTTAAACGCACTATCCAGAACCGGGTAAATCATAAACAACGAAGCATTGAGGATTTCGTCAACTTCCCGGCGACAGGTTGCGAGCGATGGTTTTTGAATACGCCCGCCGCCCCGGCATAACATCTTGCGAGGTCTTGCGACACGATGATAGTAAGATGCAATGGCATGCTTGGAAGATCCATGAGCGTAGTAGCTGAGGAGGATGCCAAAGGCTTTCTTGTCAATGTACATGACGGAATCGACGACCTGAGAAATCAACATTCCATCATCATCATTGCACATTGGCCTTGTCATAATTCTTCCCGGCTCTACGCTCTCCATGAACTTCGCTATTACGCTGCTCATGCGCTTTTCCAGACGACCTGAATAAACCCATGCGCCCCACAGTTCAAGCCAGCCATTCAGCCACTCGTGCTGTTCTTTGGTGAGGTTTAGTTCTCTTATGCTCATCGTCTTCCCCTCTTGCCCTGTTTGACCATCAGGACGCCGTTAACTATTACGTGACGCTCGCCTTTGCTGTCTCGGTTGTACTTGAGCACTGTTCCTCTTGCGCAGGAAAGCATCCTCGCCACTTCGGTCTGATTGCCTCGTGTCTGGATAAGAAGCTCTGGTATCGTTTGAATTGTGGCGTTCATGCGTTCTCCAGTTCGGTGATTTTTATTCCAAGCCTTCCGCCTGGTACTTTCACACCACGAATTACGCGAATGTCATCGAATTGCTCGTCGTCTTCCGCAAATCCGGCGTGGATAAGGGAGTCGAGTAAACCTTTCAGGATGTTATCGAGGTCGCGGCGGCGGGAGTCTGGAACGTCTGCGATGACTTTGATGCGGAGTCGTGATTTGGTGAAAATGTCTAACTTAAGTTGGCGGATGATTTGCTGAACGTCTTTTCGGTATTTCTGGCCTTTATCGCTGATGTAGTATTGGCTTCCCCGTCTTCGCCAGTAGGTGTTCACCGACGGTGGGTACGGAAGCACAAACTGATATTCGTTCATGACTTAATCTTCCCCTCCTTCAGTAGTATCGACTGCGTCCTGATCACGCCTTCGAGGTGGTAAAGTCTGGCGTCTTTGTTGTCGAGAATCCTTGTGCGTCGGTCGATCTCCGCGTGGCAGTCACTACAAGCCCATGCACCGATCAGGTCGTCAGGCTTCATTCCCGTTCCGCAAATTCCAGCCATCCGGTAATGTGCCAGAACTGTAGTTTCAGGATTGCCATTGCATACGCCGTAAATACGTACCTGGCATTCTCTGCCGCGTGCTTCTTTGCGTAGATTAGCCATTAAGCAGCCTCACCTGTTACTTTCAGCATTCCGTTATCGAGCAGCTTTCTGGTCAGCCACTGTTGACCACGCCCGGTGATTTTTGTGGTGAACGATATCTGTATTCCGTGATTTGTGTTGACCGCTGTTTCTTTCACTGTGAAATAGCCGCGATCCATATATTCCTGCATTGGCACATTGCGCCGGGAACATGAAGCAATAAGGATTTTGTGATCGCGCATCCACGCAAACAGTTTGTTTGGACCAATACCGACAACCTTTGCAAAGTTTCCAATCAAAATTCCGCTGGCCTCGCCAACGCGATCGGCAAACTCAACTTTAGGTGCGGCAATTGCGAGCTGGTTTTCCAGTTGCATTTTCTGCTCAGCAAGATCAGCAGCAAGGCGCAACGCTTCTGGTAGCGTTTTGGGGATATTAACCGCAGCTTCTTCAAGCTCTCGCCAGCGGTCAACAAGGCGAGCGGTGAATTCCGGCGACAACTGGGCAACAACGACAATACTGTCTCGCTTACCTTGTTCGCCTTCGAAAACGTAATGCTCGTACTGAACATTGAACCCTAAGTTATTGATTCTTTCGGAAACCTCAATTTGAGGAAGCCGGATAACACCATTTTTAGCCAGCGTTTCGATGGTACGTTTCACATTGTCATGACGCTTACCAACCAACTCAGCGATTTCAATGCTTGTCATTTTGATGGCATTGCCATTTATTAACTCATTCATCGTCTTCTTCCTCGTGCATTGAGCTATTCGGGTCGCTCATCAGTTCTGCGCAGCAGTGCTCACACATGTGAACTTCCAGCACATGCAGCTTCTGACCGCAGTTAGCGCACGTTAAAGCCCGCTCGACGCTTTCTTTCTGGTATTGGAGGGATTGGGATGGGCTAAGCATTATTGGCGTCCTGCATCATGAGAAAGACAATCATGGCGGCGCGGAGGGAATTTTCATGTATAGCTCGCTTAGATTTACAGTCGGCCACACCACGTGCACCCCACTCGTCTTCATCGAGATTGATAATGCTAATCCTGTACTTCTCAATAATCGGCCATGAGGCGCTAGGATCATTGCAGTAGTCAGGTAAAGGGTTTAATGGCTCAAAAGTTGTATCAGCATTTCCGTAATACCATTTGTTGGTGTTATTCCCTGATGTTTCCGGTTTACATGCCCAAAGGCCTTTAAAAATTATGTCTCCTACCATTCTGTTAATTTCAAAATCACTTAACTGTGAATAATCCATTGTCATTTCCTCGCACGATGTCTTAGCCACCGGATATCCCACAGGTGAGCCGTGTAATTGAAGGTTTTTACGTCAGATTCTTTTGGGATTGGCTTGCGTTTATTTCTGGAGCGCTTCGTTGGAAGGTATTTGCAGTTTTCGCAGATGATGTCGGTGATACTTCGTCGCTGTCGTCTCATTCGTACCTCCTGTCGGTAAATCTGACACCCTTACCAATAGCCCATGCTGTCGTGTACTCAATCAGACTTGCCATACGCTTCACACTCATTTGCGCGCTGCTTTCGCGAATGTTGACGTATTCGCCTTCAAGCCCGGGCAAAACATCAGCTTCCTGTTTTGTTGCCACTGCATGACCGCTGATCAACAAAACCTTCCATTGTTCTGGTTTTAACCATTTATCGCGCCACTGAACTTGCCTAGCGATATCTGCGACCATCGCGTGAAATTTTGCGTTCTGGTCAAGGTTGCGCTTGTAGTCAGTAATGCGGATGGTAACTGGCTTGTCTTTATCGAGAGGAGTTGCGAGGATGGCGTTGATTGCGGCTTGCTGTTGTTGCTTAGTTCGGAGGAATATTGTTTGCTTCACTGAACACTCCTTTATTTTTTATGCCTGTAACCCCATTCTTCCAGCAACCTTGCGGCGTACCACCCAAGAAACAAAGGAAAGAACATTACAATGAGATATTCCCCGCCACGGTCAATGTTCGAAATTGACCAGATTACGATGTAACCAGTGCAGGACAGGAATATTACAAACCCCAAAAAGCTACTTCGTCGACTCATGCTCACTCCTTCACTTTGATTCCAGCGGCGCAGATAGCCTCTACATCGCTTTCGTATTGCGATTCTGCACCTGAGTCATAGCCAATGTGATAATCACCGGGAAGTGGGCCTTTCTTTGGCTTTTGCAGCTCAATCTCGATAGCTGCTCGCGATGCCTGCCATAAAGTCCACCACTCATTTAAGGAGTGACGAATATCCATGCTTGAAAATGCGAAGTACCTATCACCATTTCTTGCCTCGGTTATCATCTCGAATGGTAATTTCAATTTTTTGGCAACGTATTCCTCAAACTTCTTTCTTGATTCGTCCATATCACTCTCCATCGATGATTTTTTGGGTTACCAATAATATTTGATAGTCGCCATAATTATCGGTAGCAACGCGCAGACGACTGAAAACCGTAAAACAAAACCTACCCCCAATATGCGATATGCATTATCCCAGAGAACAAAACTCATCATCAGAAGGAATCCATGAAAAATCGCGACAAGAAATAAACTACAAATAAATGCATTTACCATCGGTACTTACCCCTCGCTCTTAATCCAATAAAAAAGGGCTACTGTGTAAATAGCCCCTGTTATTAGCTCAGTGATGTAGATGGTCATTGCCTTACCTCCATAAGCGCCCTATTAATAAACGCCGTCATTGGATTTGCACATCCCCACCCCGTACCATCTGGATTTCTTTTAATTGGCTCCTTCTTCACTTTGCGTTTTGCATAAATAACCGTCTTCCACTTACGCTCAACAACACTCAAATGTCCTTGTTTCACCATATGCCTTGCTGCTTGAGCGATTCTGTTATTTGGTATTCCGGTGATCAGTGCTAATTCATGTGGGGAGAATTGTTCATGAGTTTTCAGATATTCCAGGATGATTTCTTTTCCAGTCACGTTCTGCTCCTGTAACTATCCCATGTAAACGCAAGGGTGCATCCGCCGCCATCATTCATCCTGTCAATAACACGCTCACCAATGAATGCAGACAGTTCATCTTTGCTCTGGTTGCTAATCAGGATTGTTGGCTTCATGCGCTCGTAGCGGGTGTTGATGATTTCGAACATGATCATCTTTTCCGCCTCGCTTCCGAACTGCACACCAACCTCATCGATAATTAGCAGGTCAGGTTTAGTGAACTGTCGGATCACTTCATCCTCTGTGCGGGTGGAGTTTTTCGACCATGTTGATTTATATTCTCTGGCAATTTTCAGCGCCGTTGTGAAAATAGCTGAGCTTTGATGTTCCGTAATTGCGTGCCGGGCGATAGCCAGTGCAAGATGATTCTTTCCAGTACCAGGCTTTCCACACATAACCAGCCCACCGCCTTTCTGTAACCTCTCAGGCCATTTGCTGGCGTATGCCTGACACACCCTGAGCACTCTCTTTGCATCGTCGTTGACTGGCTCGTAGTTCTGTAGTGTGCAACCCTTGAATCGTTCAGGAATATCAAGATTATTCAACAGAAACTCGACATTGCGCTTACGTGATTCCTCGTCGATTTTAATCTTCTCTGCCTGTAGCCGAATAAGCTCATCTCTCATGCATTCCGGGCATTCGCTAGGTCTTGAGGCAAACTTAATTGGCCCAGTCGAGTAACGGTTACGCTGCTCAAACTCACCATGTTTTTCACAGATGCCAGTGCCAATTTCTACAGCTGTATGCTCGATAGCAATTGGCGGAGAACTCAATTCTGCAAGTTTTTTCTCCAGTTGGGAGATCTTTTCATCCAGCGTCATGTTCACTCCTGCGCCCATGAAGGCATTTCAGTTTGTCCGTAATCTTTGGTGGCAAAGTTTTCCTGCATAGCTCGATGCTGCGGCCTCGGTTGAGATTTCCCCTTTGGAGTCTTGGGCTCAAAAATACCCTGCCAACCACTGGCGATGCTCTGGTTTATAATTTCTTCAGGTGTATATCCCTTCTCCAGACTTCTGCATAGAACGTTGATAGCCTGAGTGACACTTTGCTTAGACTTGATCGACTTACCTATCTCCTTGCGATAGGTAACCCACGACAACCATGTTTCTGCTGATAACCAATCAGGCAACTCTGTTTCTAGCGGGTCGAACTTCTGAGAAACTTTTTTGGGGGATATAGGGGGTTTATTAATATTTTCTTTTGTCTTTAAAGAATGTCTTTTGTGTGTCTCTAACTTCGAGACATTGAGTGTCTCTAATTTGGAGACACTTTTTGTCTCTAACTTCGAGACAAAGTTGCTAACTTGGAGACACTTGCTGAATTGCCACGCAGATACCTCCCTGTTTACACCGATTTGATTTCCATCCATAAACAGGCAATTCATTGAAATCAGTTCTTTTTTAGCCTTGTTAACATTCTGCCTTGACAGTCCTGTTAACTGAGCAATTTGCTCATCGGCTATTCGATCTGTTTTCTTATTGAAGCCATATGTTTTCCGGACGTAGGCCAGCATAACTTTCAACTGGCGAGCGGTTAAATCGGCACTTGCGATAGCTTCCAGCAGCTCGTTAGCGAATCTGGTGTAACCATCATCGATATCAGCCACTCTTCGCTCCTGTTCAACAGGTTCACTCTTCGGCAGGTAAAATACTTCAGCCAGGCTCATTTCCAACCTCCGCATCAAAGCATTGGGCTTCAAGAGACTTAACCATCACCACACTGCCATCTGTATTAATAACTATCGATGAGTTATATTTGCTTATCAGTTGCTTCGCGTAATCAATTCCGGCGCGAATAAGGAAATTTTTCACCGCAGGAAGATGACCAACTACACTACCCAGACCTTGCTCTATAAGCTCCTCATTAAGATCAAGCTCATTTTCATGGCGAAAAGAAATGAATGCGTCGTAAATTGCGTATTCTGCCGTCTCGCCATTTCTTTCAGGGCCAACCAGCGCCCTTATTTCATTTAGAGATTCAGAAAGCTCATTATCTTCAAGCTTGAAAAACTCTCGATTATCACTAAGCCTCTCTTTTGCAAAGGCTTTATGAATGAGTTTTTCATCTGATGCTGGATTATTTGAATGAAAGGCTGCTATCACCTTAAATGGCTTAGGAACGCCAGTAGAGGCTGAAATTTCTTTAGCCCTAACTTCTGGTGAATGCTTAGTCATCCCAATCTTATAAATTCCTGGCATGCACTCATTCGAAAGCACATAAACAAAGCCATTTGATTTAAAATCATCTGGCACCTTCATGCTCTTCAGAACCTGGAATTTGTCATTTTCGTATGTCATAATTACTCCTGTGGATTGATCCAGTAATGACCTCAGAATTCCATCTGGATTTGTTCAGAACGCTCGGTTGCCGCCGGGCGTTTTTTCTTTGTGAGTCCATCAAGCGCATACTTAAAAGCCCTGCTAATCGGACTGATGTCTGATGCCATTCCGAAAGCACACAAGACCGAAGCAATAAATCTCCAGTCCGTTCTGCTTATCTTCGATTCATGACAGCCAATCATCTTTGCCAGACCGCGCTGGGTAAGCGTTGACAGGTTGATGAGTAAATCTGTTTCTGCGCGATCAACGTCGCGCTGTGATAGTTTGCTGTAACTTGTTTGTTCCATTTCTTACTATTTCCATAGGTAAATAATTTGGTTTTTTATTGTGCACCATTGACAGTCATCCATGACCACGCCGGGCACCCGACCGTATACCGGGCCGTTCGGTATAAAAATTTGCTTTATTAAGCTGCTTTGTTCGGATTGGGGAACAAAGCGGATAAATCAGGGCGAATCAGGTATGCAGGGACGCTTCCATTGGTAGCCATTTCAATGCGCTTGGCATTTTCAGCGGATACCCTTTTCTTCCCATGCAACCAAGCCCATACAGACGGCTGCTTAACACCGCAGGCATCAGCTAACTTTTGCTGACTTCCTACTGAGTCAATAGCCGCTTTAATAGCCTTGTTAACCATAAAAATAACTCCTGCTGAATTCACAATCAGAATAATAGCCAAAGCTATTCAGAAAGTAAATAGCTTTAGGTATTTGACTAATAATAGCTGTAGCTATAGGTTATCCGAATGAAACTAGATACTTTTTCTCAAAGGCTTACATACGCGATGGATCAGGCTGGTTTTACTCAGGCTTCACTTGGCAATGCTGTTGGCATGTCTCAGCCAAGCGTCTGGAAACTTACGTCTGGAAAAACACGCAATACGCGCAAACTTTTTGAAATATCAAAAGTGCTTGGAGTTCGTACGGAATGGCTTTCCGATGGAACTGGGCCAATGCGTGATGAGGGAGTTGAACCTTATAATCCAAAATCTTCTATTCCTCATGAAAGCACGTGGGGATATTTGGACCCATGGGATGGAGGAACGCCTTTAAGAGGTGATGAAGTTGAAATTCCTTACCTTAAAGATATTGAGTTTGCATGCGGGGATGGTCGGGTGATTGATGAAGATCACAACGGCTTTATGTTGCGCTTTTCCAAATCAACCCTTCGCAGAGTTGGCGCGAACAGTGATGGAAGCGGGGTTGTTTGTTTTCCGGCTCGTGGCAACAGCATGGAGCCAAACATTCCTGATGGAACAACAGTTGCTGTTAACACCAACGATAAGAAAATAGTTGACGGAAAGATTTACGCCATTAACGAGAACGGCTGGAAACGCATTAAGATTCTCTTTCGATCAGGGCCTGACAAGGTAAGCATTAGAAGCTTTAACTCACTGGAATACCCACAAGAAGAAAAGAATCTAAGCGATATAGAGATCATCGGAAGAATCTTCTGGTGGTCTGTAGTTGACTACTAACCTCATCACACCACAACAAACCCGCTTTTGCGGGTTTTTTATTGCCCAAAAAACACCAAATCTCACATACAAGAAAAATAAATTACATTAGATATCAATGACTAAATAACCAAAGTAGTTATTTTATAACTATAGCTATTTACAGCAATAATAGCTTTGGATATAGTTAAGCCATGTCGAACGGCGCGACATTAAACCATGCGTCGGGAGCGCGGCGGGTTCAGGATGAACGGCAATGCTGCTCATTAGCGAGAAGGCTTTTTTGCTTTTAGTCACAAAAAGCAAAGCAGCTTTTTGATATAGAAAAAGAAAAAGGAGGCTGATTTGAAGAGTGCTACAGTTTATACGGCAATGAGAGTTAAGCAATATGGCGGCGTACCTTCGGTAGAGGTAAGGTGTGATGATAAAAGAACCAAAGTTGTTACTGATTGCCTTCTGCTTTTTAAAAGCATAGACGAGGTAATTTTTATTGGCGCTGAAAATCTTCACCCTTTGATAAAAGCAGAGATGAAGCAATGTGCAATCGATGCATTGGGAGTTGGGCAAGGCAAGTCTCAGATCGAAGCAAAGCAAATGCTTACAGAGCTTGAAAGCAGCAGACGTAGACAAGCAAGCAGGGCAAGGCAATTTCACGATGCGATCGCAGGATGGAGCAGAGAGCTTATGTCTTTAAATGTAGACATACAGAGAGGAATTGATGTTCCAACAATAAGGTCAAGAATAGGTACGATCGCAGAGAACATGGAAAAGCTAAATCCAAAGAAATAATAACCCGCTAAGGCGGGTTTTTTATTACATAAATAACCGTATTTACTACCGCAAGCCACGCAGTGAAATGGGTGTGACTTGTGTTGGTCGCCAGAAAATTAAATTAAGCAGCAAACCACTGTATGAGGGGTGATATATGGAATTTCATGAAAGTGCGATTTGTGATTTTCGCGCTAACGCAAATTCAGTAAAACCACAGCCAATTGCAGTTCTTTTTAAAACAATGGGTGCGTGGGCTGTTTTATGCTTCGCCTCTGATGACACTGACGCAAGAATGGCAATAGGCCAAGAGATGGAGATGGACCCGACAAACGATGAATTCATAATTTATGGCGCTCCATCTAATTACTTACTTGATACCTGCAACATTTACAACAAGGCTGCCTGATGGTGGCCTTTATTTTTGGCATAAACAACAGAGGCTAACATGGAATTTAAAGGTACTGAAGGTAAGTGGGAAATAATGATGGATGGCGATGAGATTAAAATCATCCAGGCAGACTCACTTGAAAATGGCACAGGCTGGCGTTCGTATATTGCAATCTGTGAGGAAGTTCAATGCATTGAAGATGCCAATCTAATAGCGGCAGCACCTGACCTTTTAAATGCCATGAAAGCGATGCTAAACAAGGCATACAAGCAAAACTGGAATGACCATTATCCTGATGAAGTATCGAAAGCACAGTCAGCAATTAGCAAAGCTCTTGGAGATGAGTAATGAAAGTAAAAATAACTGCTTCTAATACCAGTTTTGTTAGTGTTGGTGATATTACAGAAATAATAACAAACCATGATGGAACACAAGTTATGTGGTCTGATTTCTGTAAAAGATATGAGCGAGTTAGTTGGTGTGAAAACGTATGGGGCGTCGAATACGAAGAATTACCTGAAATGCATGACGAATAAGCACTGTGTATTCATTCCAACGAGTGAATACACGGAGCAATGTCGCTCGTAACTAAACAGGAGCCGACTTGTTCTGATTATTGGAAATCTTCTTTGCCCTCCAGTGTGAGGGCTTTTTTATATGCATACCAATAACGCTTCACTCGAGGCGTTTTTCGTTATGTATAAATAAGGAGCACACCATGCAATATGCCATTGCAGGGTGGCCTGTTGCTGGCTGCCCTTCCGAATCTTTACTTGAACGAATCACACGTAAATTACGTGATGGATGGAAACGCCTTATCGACATACTTAATCAGCCAGGAGTTCCCAAAAATGGATAAAACACTTATGGCTATCCAGACTAAATTCACTATCGCCACTTTTATTGGCGATGAAAAGATGTTTCGTGAAGCCGTAGAAGCCTACAGAAAATGGAGGTCAAAATGATTCCGGTAGAACTGGCGAAAACTCCAGAGTTAAGTCGATTAAAAAGAGAATATCACATTGCTGAGGCTCGTTACTGGCGTAAGGCGGGAGATAAATCAAAGAAACAACTTTGTTTATGGCAGGCACAAAGAGAGCGCATGAATGAGCGCGAGTTTCTTTCCTGCTCATCCGAATTACCATTCTGAGGCAAATTATGGGAACTGCGATATTAATACTCGGTGAATCTGGCACCGGAAAATCAACCAGCATGAGAAATATCAATCCAGAGGAAGCAATACTTATAAAACCAATAGGCAAGCCGCTACCATTTAAATCAAAAGACTGGCTTGCATGGGATGCCAGAGCAAAAAAAGGAACCGTAGTTACCACTGACAAATGGGACGTAATAGTTGCTGTAATTAAGCGTGCTCACGAATACGGAAAAAGAATCGTTATTGTTGATGACTTCCAGTATGTGATGAGCAATGAGTTTATGCGCCGCTCAGAAGAAAAATCGTTTGATAAATTTACTGAGATAGGCCGCCACGCATGGGAGGTGATTAAGGCTGCACAGGATGCACCTGATGACCTGAGAGTCTATTTTCTTGCACATACCGAAGAAACCCCTATGGGGCGCGTGAAAATGAAAACTATCGGCAAAATGCTGGACGAGAAAATCACTGTCGAAGGCATGTTTACTATAGTTCTTCGCACTCTTACCCGCGATGACCAGTTCTTTTTCACCACGAAAAACAACGGTGCAGACACTGTTAAATCCCCAATGGGAATGTTTGATTCCAATGAGATTGATAACGATCTCTCTTTCGTCGATGCCACTGTTTGTGATTACTACGGCATCAATAATGTTCATCAAATTAAGGAAAACGCCGCATGAGCAACGTGATTTTTACTTATAACGAAGAAGCAGCACTGACCGCAGGGCAAGGTGGTTTTATTAACGAAACTGGCGCTCATATCATTACCATTGCTGAAGCAGAACTAAAGCAATCAGAAAAAGGAGCCAAATTTATTGAGTTTTCTGGCGAATCCGACGACGGACGTAAAATCCAATATCTTAGCGTCTGTGTTCAGAAAAATGACGGAACGGAAAACAAGTTTGGCGCAAATGTCGTTCACGCCATGATGGGGTGTGCTGGGATTGGACAATTAACGCAACATATGGTTTCAGCCAGTAAATTTGTTGCACCTGAATTTCATGGAAAGAAAATCGGGTTAGTGCTCCAGAAAGTATTAACCACAAACAAAAAGACTGGCGCAGACAGCTACCAGATGGAAATACGCATCCCGTTTATTGCACAAACAGGTCAAACCCTTAAAGAAAAGGCGGAAGGCAAGCAACCAGAAACTATCGCCAACATGGTTGCCAGCCTCAAAGATAAAGACAATCGCTCTAAAAACGTAAGCCAGAATCATGCAGATGATTATGGTTACAGCCAGAACGATTACCCTCCTTTCTGATTACTGAAAATAAGGCTCCCATTATGCCAGCGCCTCTATATGGTGCGGATGACCCGCGCAACTGCTCCGGTAGCTCCAAGTCGGAGGTGCTGGAAAATATCAAAAACATTTTCGACACGTTTCTTGCCCTGACACCAGAAACAAAAGCAGAACGGATGTACCGACGCGATATACAGCTCGCGTTAAAAGATGAGAGGGACCGAACAAACGAAACAGCAATGCGACCGTTGCGAAAAGCGACAATAGACAAATTCCCTGAATATATCGACCCGCGCCTGCGTAATTACCGCTCACGCTATGGCGCTATCAGTAATGACTGAGGAATTTACCATGAGAGGACTTGCATACAATCCCGGCATTCTTCCGGCAGAAATGATTATTCGCCAACGCGTAAAGCCAATGCCATCGAGAGAGGAATTGCTTAAGAGAAATTCTTTTCCATCAGTGAATCAAAACAAATATCTGAATGCGATGTGGCGCAAAGGAGGCAAACAGTGAGCAAGATTGACTATCAGGCACTGCGAGAGGCGGCAGAAAAAGCAACGTGTGGCGAGTGGTCGCTCGAATATGGAGAGAGCCGATTTGATGGTGATGATGCGCTAATTCATCGTGAAGTTGCTGGATATATTCCCATTTGCAGAATTGAAGGAGCGCATCCAGAAAGCGGTTTCGATGAAGATTTCCAAATGGAACAGCAGGCCAATGCTGAATTCATCGCCGCAGCCAATCCGGCTACCGTACTGGCGCTGCTGGATGAACGGGAAAGAAACCAGCAATACATAAAACGCCGCGATCAGGAGAACGAGGAAATTGCGCTAACGGTAGGGAAGCTGCGCGTTGAGCTGGAAGGCAAAGACAGCAAAATAGCCAATCTTACCGCCGAACGCGATGCTCTTCGTGAAGGTGAGATGGGCGACGCTAGGCATAGCAACACACGGGCCGCAGCTGATATCTACTTCCAACTGGTCGAGGAGTGCGAAATTCCTGCTGGCGGTTCTCTGGTCGAGTACGTTGACGATATGCGAGAGAAGCTGGAAGCCTCAGAGAAGCGCATTGCAGAACTGAAAAGCAACGAAGTCCGTGAAGTCGGAAATCAGTTTCTTGTTGTTCGCCATCCTGGGAAAACTCCTGTCATCAAGCACTGCACTGGTGACCTGGAAGAGTTTCTGCGGAAGTTAATCGAACAAGACCCGTTAGTAACTATCGACATCATTACGCATCGCTATTACGGGATTGGCGGTCAATGGGTTCAGGATGCAGTTGAGTATCTGCATATGATGTCTGAAGCTGGCATTCGCATCAAAGGAGAGTGATATGAGCACTATCACTAAAGAACGTATCGAATTGTTCATTAAATCCCCGCTTGAAAACGGGCTTACCCGTGGCGAACAAATGGAACTGGCACGAATTGCACTGGCATCACTGGAACGCGAACAGATTCGCCACGAGCATGCCAAATGGTCTGACTCCACATTTGGCTGCGTTGGCCCCATTGGTCCACTGAAACACCTCTCAAAAGAGGCACTGGAAGCCGCAGCCGAACCAGACGATCTTAGCGAGTGGGCTGATATGCAGTTTCTGTTGTGGGATGCACAGCGCCGTGCTGGCATCAGCGATGCTGAAATTACCGCTGCTATGGAAGATAAATTGAAGATCAACATGGAGCGCCAGTGGCCTGAACCAAAAGATGGTGAGCCTCGCTTGCACATTAAAGAACCCGGCAACTCTCCGGTAATTCCGGATGGTTTATCCACGGTATGCGCTGAGGCTTATCAGGTTGTAGGAGTTATGGCAGATGCGCTTGGTGTATTCGGTGATGCAGCAGTACAGAAAGTTCTGGATAACCTGTCACAGCAAAAACTTGTTCACAGAGATGTGCTGCCGTTCTCGCTTCCGGTGACTCCGGATGGTTGGATAAGCTGTAGTGAGCGAATGCCGGAAGACACCAAAATGTTACTGGCATTTAGTCAAGGTGAAATCGTGGCCGCATATTGGAACTGGGTTGTAAATCCAGTTGATTACAAAAAATATAGAGCTTTCACGTATTTATCAGGAAATATCTTGGATGACGTAACTCACTGGATGCCGCTACCAGAACCACCGCAGGAGGTGAATCCGTGAGTAAACAAGAATTCCTCCAAAAGTTAGCCTCGCTCGCTTCAGAGTGTCACGCACTGGCCTGCCAGCTAGACATTGGCGATGAACGCACTGAGATGTTTGAAATATACAACGTGTTGAGAAGCCTTGGACGTAGCGGATATGCAAGCCAGATAAGCAAAGGTACCAACCCACTGTTATGGGCGGTTGACGACAACGATGATGATTGGGATGAGGATGATGAGTGATGGCTAACCTGCAACTTGCCGTTAAAGGTGAATACTTCGATGCCATGATTCGCGGAGAGAAAACGGAAGAGTATCGCCTGTGTAATGACTACTGGAATAAGCGAATTATGTTCCGGGAGTATGACCGCCTGATTATCACAAAGGGATATCCGAAGCGCGACGATTCCAGCCGCAGAATTGATGTTCCGTATGACGGATATGAAATAAAGACAATCACACATCCCCACTTCGGCGATAAACCGTTAAAGGTGTACGCGATAAAGGTGAATATTGATGGCTAAATCAGCAGCAGAGCGCAACTAACAATCCTCGCACTCGCGGGGATTTCTTTTATCTGAACTCGCTACGGCGAGTTTTGTTTTATGGAGATGATAAATGCACTTCCGAGTCACAGGAGAATGGAATGGAGAGCCATTCGACAGAGTTATCGAAGCAGAGAACATCAACGACTGCTATGACCACTGGATGATATGGGCGCAGATAGCACATGCAGACGTAACCAATATTCGAATTGAAGAACTGAAAGAACACCAAGCCGCCTGATGGCGGTTTCTTTTTGCCTGGAGAATTAAGATGACCGATACCAGCCTGATTCCTGAGAAAGAAGTGATGAACAAGCTCGGTGTTTCATCACGTCAGACAATCTGGAACTATACCAAACGGCACGGATTTCCGAAGCCAGTCAGAACCCACCCCAAATCATACCTTCGTGAAGCTGTTGAGGGGTGGATTCTTAACGGTGGCGTTAATCAGAAATGCTCCTGA